GGTTGGTATGCTACAGAGGACGGCACAACTACTTCTGTTGCCCACTGGTTAGAAGAAGACGACTTCCGTAAGAACGGTGGAGTCATGAATCACGAAACTGTGGAGTCGATCAGTAAGCGTAAGAAACCATTCACTGTAGATTACACAGGTTTTGGGTGGGTTATGATTAAGAACGGCGTTTTTGAGAAGCTTCCATACCCTTGGTTCGCTCCAAAGATGCAAGTCTTTGAATCTGGTAAGGTTCAGGACATGTGTGGAGAAGACGTATCGTTCTGTTTAGACGCTAAAGAGTTAGACTATGAAATTTGGTGTGACCCTCGTATTCGTGTAGGACATGAAAAGACACGCATTATCTAATGAAACTCTATGGGATCTCGCTGCTGAGATCCTTACAGAACTCTCGGAGCGTGACTCGGTTCAATATAGGATCAGAGCAACAGAACAATCAGTAGCGGAAAAACTCGAAAAGGTGAACACACATGGCTAAGATGTATACGGCGGGTGGAAAGGAAGAGATCCTTACCCGTCCTAAAAAATCTCGACAGGGAAGTGGAAAACATACCAAATATGCCGCTTCCTCTCGTAATGGGAAACCCAAAAGAAGTCGAGGACAAGGAAAATAGACTGTTAGTATTCAGCTCGTAATACTCTTGTTAGTATTCAAGACGTAATACTCTTTCTAATACCTAGTTAGTATTCATATGATAAAACTTTAGTTAGTTTTCAGTGTCCAATACTCGAATCAATTTAGTTAGTATTCAATTCGCAATACTTTTATTAGTATTCATAGCGTAATACTCAAATCAATTTAGTTAGTATTCAGTCGGTAAATCTTTTATTAGATTTCAATGCCTAATACTCATAAAATAAATAAAAGGGACTCGAAAGAGTCTCTTTTTTATTGAATAGAGGCAACATGGAACCAAAAATGTTAAGAGAAATCGCAAATGATGCTATAACACCGAAGAAAAAAGACTTAAAAGTACAAAATGACCTCTATGAGAAGAAAAATGATGGTGATTTCTATGAAGGTCTTGACTATGACGATGAATTCTATGGTGGTGCTGAATTATAATACAAACTTCTGTGATAAATAAGTTATATTTACTACGTATATAATAAAATAGATGCCTTTAGAGCGAATTAGTCAAGGTTTTAAAGACCTTAGTATGACATTTCAGGCTAATCCCCTGAATTCAGATCTTATTGGTCTTAAAAATGCAAATGCAATCGCTCGTTCAGTGCGAAATATCGTTATGACCATACCTGGAGAGAAACCATTTAACGAAAACTTCGGTTCAAAAGTAAGTGGACTCCTATTTGAGAACGTAGATAACATTACTGCTGCTGTTATTGCAGATGAAATTACAGAATCTATCACAAATTATGAACCTAGAGTGTCTTTAAAGAACGTAGAAGTGTTTCCTGACTTTGATAACAACTCATTTGATGCTGTTGTTACCTATAACATCGTAGGAGCAGACGCACCACCACAGGAATTACAGTTCGCCTTGTTACCAACGAGATAAAATGCCATTAGTCAATTTTTCTAATCTGGATTTTGACCAGATTAAGACAACGCTTAAGGAATATCTTAAAGCAAATTCCAATTTTACAGATTATGACTTCGAGGGATCTAACCTTTCCTCGATTATTGACGTATTGGCATATAATACTTACATAACCTCTTATAATGCTAACATGATAACCAATGAGGTTTTCATTGATAGTGCTACTTTAAGAGAAAATGTAGTCTCATTAGCAAGAAATATAGGTTATGTACCAAGATCAAGAAAAGCAGCAACGGCATCAGTTAGTTTTTTCGTAAATTGTTCAGGTGTAATACCAACTCCTGCTACTTTAACACTTAAAAAAGGTCCAATTGCATCAAGTGAAGGTGCTTTTGGTGGACAATCCTTTATTTTTTCAATTTTAGATGATATTACAGTCCCAGTTAACGACGGAATTGCATATTTTGACGATATTATCATTTCAGAAGGCACATTATTGACTTCAAACTTCACATATTCTGGAAGAAACCCAAATCAAAAGTTTATTTTACCAAATAGTGGAATTGATACTGCATTATTGTCGGTTACAGTTAAAGGAAACCAACAATCTACAACTTCTACAAAATATACGACTCAAGATAGTCTTTTAGACATAAATTCTGACTCAAAAGTCTATTATTTACAAGAAATTGAGAATGAAAGGTATGAAATTTTCTTTGGAGATGGAATTTTTGGTAAAAAACTTGAAGAAGGTAATTATATTAATATAAATTATATTTCTTGTAATGGAGATAGTGCAAATGGCGTAAATCAATTCCAATTTTCTGGAAAATTAACTTATACACGTAATTCTCAAGAGTATACAGTTACTTCTGGTATATCTTTACTTACAACAGGTGTAACAGCACAAGGTGGAGAGGTAATTGAGAGTGTAGATTCAGTTAAAAAGTTTGCACCACGAATTTATGCTTCTCAAAACCGTGCTTTAACAGCAAATGACTACGAAACACTGATTCCATCAAAGATTTATCCCGAAACAGAGTCAATTTCTGTTTTTGGAGGTGAAGAATTAGTTCCTCCACAGTATGGTAAGGTCTTTATTAGTATAAAACCAAGAACTGGTGACTTTTTACCCAATTTGATTAAAGAAAATATCAAAATGAGGTTGAAAAAGTATGCAGTTGCTGGAATTGTGCCAGAAATTCTTGATTTGAAGTATCTTTATATTGAAGTTGACTCAAAAGTTTATTATAATAGTAATATGGCTCCAAGTGCAGAATATGTTTCTACACTTGTTCAGGAAAATACAACAAAATACTCTGAATCTACTGAATTAAACCGTTACGGAGCAAGATTTAAGTATAGTAAGTTCTTATCTATCATTGATGATAGTTCTGAAGCCGTTACATCTAATATTACAACCGTTCAAATGAGAAGAGACCTTCGGGTTGCTCTTAATTCTTTTGCCGAATACCAAATTGGGTTTGGAAATGAGTTTTATATTAAGAGTATGGATGGTTATAACATTAAATCATCTCCATTTAAGGTAACTGATTCCACAGATGATGTTTATTTGTCAGATATTCCAAATACAAATAGAGAAACTGGTTCATTATTCCTCTTTACTTTACCTGATTCTGGATCTACTAACCCTACTATAATTAAACGTAATGTTGGTAATATAAATTATAAGAAGGGGATAATAACGATTAACCCTATCAATATTATAAGTGGTAAATTAAAAGATGGGCAAACGATTGTTGAATTGTCTGCTTGCCCTAAATCCAATGATGTGATTGGATTACAGGATCTTTATTTGCAACTAGATATTAGTAATAGCACCTTTGATACTGTTGTTGATGAAATTGCTTCTGGATTAGACCCTGCAGCATCTAATTATGTCGTCACCTCTAGCTACCATAACGGGAACTTAGTAAGATCATAAAATGTCAGAAAAAAGAATCCAATTTAGCAACATAGTACAGAACCAGCTTCCTGTATATACACGGGATGAGTTTCCGTTAGTATCAGACTTTCTGAAATCTTACTATGAAGGACAGGAATACCAAGGTGGTCCTATTGATCTGGCACAAAATATTGATGATTATGTTAAGATTGATAATTTAACCAATCTTACAGGTCAAGTTGGATTAAAAACTGATATATCACTTAATGATGAGACTATTGAAGTTGATATGGTCAACTATCCTGCTGGAACGGATGGTTTTCCAAAGTCTTATGGATTGATTAAAATTGATAATGAGATTATTACATATACAGGAATTACGACGACTGCATTCACTGGTTGTATCAGAGGATTTTGTGGAATAACCTCTTATAAAGCAGAAACCAAGCCAGATGTACTAGTTTTCAATTCAAGCACCTCTGAAGGGCATATAGCGGGGTCTAAGGTAGATAATTTAAGTTCTCTGTTCCTCAATGAGTTTCTATTAAAAACTAAAAATCAATTATTACCAGGTTTAGAGAATAGAAGTCTTTCTTCTAACCTAAATCAGAACCTTTTCATTAAACAAGCAAAGGATTTCTATTTAAGTAAGGGAACTGATAGATCCTTTGAAATTCTGTTCAAAGCACTCTATGAAGAAGACGTAAGAATCGTAAAACCAAGAGATTACCTCTTTACACCTTCTAATGCTAACTATAGGATTACTAATGACCTTGTAGTTGAAGCAGTTGAGGGAGATCCTACTGAATTAGAGAATTCTACATTATTCCAGGATAAGTATGGAGATATTACTGAAAAAGCATATGCTCCAGTTACTAAAGTAGAGCCAATTAATGTTGGTGCTGGAAAAACTTTCTATAAATTAAGTTTTGATGCTGGTTATAATAGAGATGTTAGAGTAGATGGTTCAATATA